TACAGTACGTTGCCAAATGATTATAATTTTAGTTTAGTAAGTCTAGTTAATGAATCAACAATGGAAACAATGTTTCCTACAGAAAAGACTTACGCTCCTATATATTATAAGAAACCATTTTTGGTTTTTAGTGTACAAAACTATCACAAGATGTTAAGTGAAGAATTTGGATTTGAAATGTATGATGAATTATTTGATTATAGTTTTGATTCAGAGTCAAATCAAGAAAAACGTGCAGATATGATTGCAATTCAAATTAGAAATTTAGTTAATCAAAACTATAACGATCTTTATAAAAAGGTTGCACAAAAAGTAGAAAGAAACTATAATAAACTAATATCTATTAGTTTAGATAAAAGTCGTGTTCCAAAAATTGTATTGGAATGCGGTGCGTATAAAAAATTAATTGAGGTTATGAAATGAGTATTATTGGATATATTGGTGTAGGTAAATTAGGTGTACCCTGTGCTGAGGAAATTGTTAAGAAAGGTCATAAAGTAAATGGATATGACATTTCGCCAATTGTTTCTGATTTAATTAATCAGAAAGACACTATTGAAGAAACTGTTAAAGATGCTGATATTGTATTTGTTGCTGTTCCAACACCTCACGATCCTGCATATGATGGGAAACGTCCGACAAGTCATTTAGAACCTAAGGATTTTAATTACGATATTGTTAATACAGTATTAGAAGAGGCAAACAAATATATGAATAAAAAACAGTTGCTTGTTTTAATATCAACTGTATTACCTGGAACAACACGTAGAGAATTTGTACAACGTGTAACTAATACTAGATTTGTTTATAATCCTTACTTAATTGCAATGGGTACTGTAGGTTGGGATATGATTAATCCCGAGATGATTATGATCGGTACTGACGACGGTAGTGAAACTGGCGATGCAAAACAGTTACGTGATTTTTATGATACCATAATGGAAAATAATCCTCGTTATGTAATTGGAACATATGATGAGTGCGAATGTATCAAAGTATTTTATAACACATTTATTTCAACAAAACTAAGTCTTGTTAATATGATTCAAGATGTAGCCGAACGTCAAGGAAATATTAATGTTGACGTAGTTACTAAAGCACTTGCTGAATCAACAATGCGTATTATGAGTGATCGTTATATGACAGCCGGCATGGGAGATGGCGGAAGTTGCCATCCAAGAGATAACATCGCTTTACGTTTTATGGCAAAAGAACTTAATCTTGATTATGATATATTTGATAGCATTATGACAGCAAGAGAAGTGCAAGCAAAGAACCTTGCTAAATTTGTTGTTAAAACAAAAGAGAAATATGGTGGAAGTATTTTGTTAAATGGAGTTTCTTACAAACCGGGTGTTTCTTATACTGACGGAAGTTATGCATTATTAGTAGATTACTACATTCGAGAACTGGGTGAATCGGCAATTTACATTGATCCGTTAGTATCTGAAATCCCAAGTAGTGCATACAATCCTACTGGAGTAATTTTATTGTGCCATCCAGAACCATATGTAGAGTATGGAACAGATTCTGTGTTTATCGACCCTTGGAGACAAATGAAACCTGACTCTAACTATATGGTTATTCATTACGGGAATACAAGAAAGAAATGATTTATTCAAAGTCTAAACCTTTATTATATTTTGAGGAAGTTGCAGGAAAGTCATTACATTGGTATTGCGGAGATGATTCTGAAAACTATGTAATACATAATAAACCAGATTGGAAATATTATTCTACTGCTGACAAGTTAGATTACACTTTTAATAGTTTAGGTTATAGAACTAAAGAGTTAGACAAATTAGATAATGACTATATTCTTGTTTTTGGATGTAGTTATACTGAAGGCGTTGGGTTATTTGAAAACGAACTATGGTGTAATATATTAGGTAAAGATTTAAACATTGACGTTGTTAACTTAGCCAAAGCAGGTACTGGACCTGACATTATTAATATTAACACACAATTATTTGTTAAAAATAAATTTGTTAAACCTCGTGCAGTTGTAATACAATGGCCACAAGCATCAAGAAAAAGTTTTGGTTATATAGAACGTGAAGGACTATTTAAAAAAGCAATTAGATTAGAAGATAGAAATATTCAATGGTCTAATGTTTTAGACGAACCGGCTGACACTTACGAAATGTTAGATTCTCAGTGGTATTTTAAACGTTGGGCGTTAGAAGACGGTCAAATGTTATTTGAAAATAGTTTACATATTAATAGTGTAAACAACTTATGGAACGCACTAGGCGTTCCAGTCTTTCATTGGACCTTCCAAGGAGACTTTGCTACTTCTTATGATAAGGATATGTTTGCTAAACTTAATTTAAAAAATGAAGATAGAGCCAGAGACAATGCACATGACGGTCCGTTGATTCATCAGGAAGTAGTAGATAAAATTAGGGATAACGTAAGATGTATGATATAGTTTTTATTAGTTATGGTGAGCCTCATGCTGATCAGAACTTTGAATTTTTAAAAAGTAAATTTCCAATGGCAAAGCGTGTAAAAGATATAGAAGGAATACATCAAGCACATATACTTGCGGCAAAGAAATGTTTTACTAAAATGTTTTGGGTAGTGGATGGCGATGCAGTATTGCAAAACGATTTTAATTTTGATTACGAGGTTTCCGAGTGGGATTTAGAAACAGTTCATGTATGGAGAAGTCTAAATCCTGTAAACAACTTGGAATATGGATACGGTGGGGTTAAACTTCTCCCTAGATCACTCACACTGAACATGGACACCACCGTACCCGACATGACAACAAGTATTAGTAGTAAGTTTAAAGCAATGCCTGAAACAAGCAACATGACTGTTTTTGACACCGACGAGTTTGCAACTTGGAAGAGTGCGTTTAGAGAATGTGCAAAATTAGCAAGTAGATCTATTAAAGGCCAAGTAGATGAAGAAACAGAAAAGCGTTTAGAAACTTGGTGTACTGTAGGAAACGGACAATACGGCAAATATGCTATTCATGGTGCTCTAATAGGAAAACATTGGGGAGAACAATATAAAGATGACAAAGAAATGTTATATAAAATTAATGATTTTAAATGGTTAAAAGAACAATTTAATGACTATAGCGATTCCATTTAAAGATATTAACAAGTTCGGTCAACGCACAATGTTAGACACACAGTTGTTTAATGTTAGTTGGATACTTGGACGTTTTTGTAATTACAAATGTAGTTACTGCTGGCCATATGCTAATACAGATAAACCTGATCATCAAGACTTAACCGTTTATAAAAATACTATTGATGAAATAAAACGTCAAGCACGAGAAAATGGATTCACTGATTTTCATTTTAGTTTTAGCGGAGGAGAACCTACTGCCTATAAATACTTTGGGGAGATTATAGATCATTACTGTAGTGATACAGTACCTGAATATCAAAGTATACACATGACTACAAATTTGTCACCGGGCAGTAAGTGGTGGAATACTTTTATAAAGAATACTAAGAGTTTACAACGTCGAAGTGTTACAGCAAGTTTCCATGCAGAGTTTGCTAATGAACAAGAGTTTGGAGATAAATGTCTTCAATTAATGAAGGACGGAGTATATGTTACAATTAATCAAGTTATGGTTCCAGAGCAGTTTGACGAGTATCTTGAAAGATGTCAAAGATTTGCCGACAGAGGAATCAATGTTACGGTTAAGCCGCAATCAGATCCTACTGCGTCATTTGTGGTCAATAGTTACACGGAAGAACAGTTAAAAATTATGCAACAAGGATTTCCACAACATATACAAGATGAGGAAGTCTATCAGATTAAATTAACAGATGGCATAAAGGAATATTATTTAGATCAAGCAGAACGCTTTAATGCTTTTGACTTTAACAAGTTTAAAGGTTGGACTTGCAATGCAGGGTATCAAAGTTGTATTATACGCGGTAATGAAGTTAAGAGAGCATACAGTTGTAAGGAAGAACCCTTAGGCACGCTACAAGACGGTTTTACGCTGTTTAAAGCACCATCTAAGTGCGTTACTGATACTTGTGTAAGTAGTGCAGATAGCAAAATACCAAAGGTTCAACGATGAAAATAGATATCGAAGACATAAAATTTTGGATGGATGCAATTCGTAACAGCGAAGATAGAGATAGAATGCTAGATAGTTTTTGGGGAGGACAACTATTTTCTAAAAGATGGTTAGTAGAGCATTTAGAAAAAATTTGTAGAATTCAAAATGCAAGTATAGTAATTCATGGCGGCTGGAATGGTGTATTAGCAAGTATGCTTTTTAATAGTAGTGTAGGTATTAAACGTATTATCAGTGTTGACATTGATCCTAAGTGTGAACAAATTGCATATACTATTAATAAAAGACATGAAATTGATGGAAAATTTAAAGCAGTAACTTGTGATATGGCAGAATATGAATATGAGTTCCATCCTGATATTATTATTAATACTAGTTGTGAACATATTACACAAGAAACTTATGACAAGTGGTTAGAAAATATTCCTAACACTCCTACAATTATATTACAAAGTAATAATTATAATAAGTTAGAAGAACATATTAATTGTGTTAATAGTATTGAAGAGTTTAAAGATAAATCTAATTTACATGATGTAACAGGCTTAGAATATAAACCACCTCATGTTGAATACACACGATTTATGTTAGTAGGAAGACCTTAATGTATAAACTAAACGAAATACGAGCAATCCATTTAGAAGTTACATCAAAGTGTCAAGCCTCTTGTCCTATGTGTGCTAGAAATTTACAAGGCGGCATACTAAATCCCTTCCTTAAATTAAACGAAGTTGATCTAGGAACTTTTGTTAACTGGATACCGAGAGATATTGTACGTCAACTAGATCGTTTGTATATGTGTGGTAACTTTGGCGATCCTATTATTGCAAAAGATACACTTGAAATATTTAAGTATCTACGTGAAACAAACGAGTCAATTAATTTAAGTATGAATACAAACGGCAGTGCTAGAGATCCTAAATGGTTTAAAGACCTTGCTAAACTAAATGTACGTGTTCGATTTGGTATTGACGGATTACAAGATACACATAGCAAATATCGCATTGGTACAGACTGGAATAAAATTATAGAAAACGCAAGGGCATTTATTAATGCTGGTGGATATGCTATTTGGGATATGTTAATTTTTAGTCATAATGCTCATCAAGTTGATGCTTGTAGAGATCTAGCAGGTACAATAGGCTTTAAAGAATTTTATAGTAAAAATACAAGTAGGTTTAGAGATGACGAATTACCTGTACTTGATAAAAATGGAAAACAAGTAGATGTATTATATCCAACAGAAAAAAGTACAGAACAAAAAGATAAAATTAAACAAGTAAAAGCCTCAGAAGAAGTTTGTACTATCAAATGTAAAGTAAAAGAAGAACGTGCAATTTATATAGGTGCTAATGGAAACTTATTACCTTGTTGCTGGCTGGACCATGATTATATACAACCTACATCAACAAGTAGAATTGACTTTTTAAATCATTTTGCAAATTACCCTAATTTGCATAGGAATACTATGCAAGAAGTGTTTTCTTCAAACTTCTTTAATAAAATAGAACAAGGTTGGAAAACTAATCCATTAAAAGAATGTAAAAAACAGTGTGGAACATATGACAGATTCAAAGAACAATTCAACTAAAACATTTTGTCCTTTACCGTGGATACACTTAGCAACTCGTCCCAACGGCGATGTGCGTGTATGCTGTACTGCTAATGCCAGTGGCGCAGGTGTAACTGACGACAAAGAAGTTGGACTTGTAAAACGTGATGGTGTTGCAATGAACGTTCGAGATCATACTATTGAAGAAGTATGGAACAGTGAACATATGCGTAATACTAGATTACAAATGTTAAATGGTGAAGTGCCTGCAAGTTGTCGCAAATGCTTTGAAGAAGAATCAAAAGGAATTAAAAGTAAACGTAACTGGGAAACAGAAGTTTGGAAAGAACGTATTGATGTTGACAGCATAGTAGCACAAACTAATGATGAC